TCCATTCAGAAAGTCACTTCCGGCAAAGAAATGGCTGAACTTAATAAACAGATCGAAGACAAAATCAACTATCTGCTCGGATATGAAGCATCAAAAGACCTGTTTAAGGAGCCAATTACAGCAACTACTGTGTTTGGCAATGGTCAGGTATTTGCTTATATCGTTCTGGATAAGATCGCAGAAGCAATCGCGCCGGAAATCGAAAAGAGAAAAAAGAAAATGCAGGCAGCAGTCAATAAGTATACGGAGAAGTATGTAAAATGACCGCCTATGAGCTTCCCACCTCACTAAGCATAAGTGGGGTGGATTTTTCTATTAGAACCGATTTTCGTGCGATTATAGATATTCTCATAGCCATGAACGATCCAGAGCTGGACGAACAGGCGAAAGCAGTTGTTATGCTACAGATCCTGTTTGAGGACTGGCAGAGTATACCGGCTGAATGTCTGGATGAAGCTTGTCGGAAAGCTTGCGAGTTTATTGACTGTGGACAATCCGATACTGATCCGAACAAGCCAAAACCACGTTTAATGGACTGGGAACAGGATGGAGACATGATCGTTCCTGCGGTAAACAAGGTTGCCGGTAAAGAAATCAGAGCCGTACCGTATATGCACTGGTGGACGTTTTTTGGGTACTTTATGGAATCTGGTGAATGCCTTTTTAATACAGTTGTTGGAATTCGCTCTAAAAAGGCGAAGGGCGAAAAACTTGATAAATGGGAAAAGAAATTCTATCAAGAAAACAAGAACATTATTGATATAAAAACACGTCTCAGCGATGAGGAGCAAGCGTACAAGGATGCGCTGAATGAGATGTTGAACCTCAAATAGTTAGGAGGTGAATGTATGGCTGCTGATGGCTCAATTATCATTGATACCAGAATAGATACTGACGGAATATCGTCTGGTGTCAAAGAAGTACAAGCGGCATTTAAAGATTTAGCAAACTCGGTCAAGGAAATAAATGCAAATATTAATAGCATATTTCACGATGGATTTGAAAAACTCGAAGATTCGTTTCAATCTCTACAGCAAAAATCAGAAAAAGTCGAAAACTCTATGGACAAAATGGGGAATTCGGCAAAAAAAACAGGCACCACGGTTTCTGACTCATTTAATAAAATGGACATTTCCGGTGCAAGTCGAAAAGTAAATCTTTTAGGCCGTCAGTTTGAAGGATTAGGAACGATAGTAAAGCGAATTGGTTTTTTAGTTGGTTCTGCATTTGCTGTTGGCAAGCTAATTCAGTTTGGTAAAGAGTCTATAGAACTCGGTTCCGACCTCGCAGAAGTTCAGAATGTGGTCGATGTTACATTTACCACCATGTCGGATAAGGTCAATGAATTTGCAAAGAACGCCATGACCTCTGCCGGCCTATCTGAAACTATGGCAAAAAGGTATGTCGGCACGTTCGGCGCAATGTCAAAGTCGTTCGGATTCTCAGAGGCACAGGCTTATGATATGTCAACGGCTCTGACACAGCTGACCGGTGACGTGGCATCATTCTACAACATTAGTCAGGACTTGGCTTACATTAAGCTGAAATCAGTGTTTACGGGTGAAACGGAAACACTCAAGGACCTCGGCGTGGTAATGACCCAGTCAGCACTAGACCAGTACGCACTGGCAAATGGATACGGCAAGACTACATCAGCCATGACCGAGCAAGAAAAAGTCGCTCTCCGCTTGGCTTTTGTACAGAAGCAGTTGTCCGCTGCATCTGGAGACTTTATTCGAACATCGGATTCCTGGGCGAACCAGGTACGGGTGATGCAGTTACAGCTGCAATCTCTCAAGGCAACAGTCGGACAGGGATTGATTAATATTTTTACACCTGTCTTGAAAGTAATCAATATTCTTCTCGGCAAACTGGCGACACTGGCAAATGCATTTAAGTCATTTACAGAACTCATTACCGGTAAAAAATCTTCCGGTCAGACAAGTGGAAGTGGAGC